CAGGATGTCTGGGGCCAGGGTCGCGATGCGGCCTTCGCGTCGCCGATGGCGCTGGAGCGAGCTATTACGTTGGCTCCGGTGTATTCGGCTACCTCGATGATCGCCGGTTTGACATCGTGCTTCCCTATCGATTCGCTGCGAACGCTCAAGGGCGTGACGGAGCCGATGGATCCCCCAGCGACACTCCTTTCCGACCCGACGCAGTTCGGTGGACCGATCGATTGGGTGCATCGCGCGGCCATCAGCATGGCGCTGCGCGGCAATGCCTTCGGTATGGTCACTCTCTTTACCGATCAGGGATATCCGCGCCAGATCGAGTGGCTGCATCCGGACGAGGTTTCCCTGCGAACCGATCGCTCGGTCGCCGCTCCGCAATGGTTCTGGCTCGGCAAGCCGGTCGATAACTCCAGGTTCGTTCACATCCCTCTCTATACCGTCCCTGGTCGCATCCTCGGCTTGTCGCCTATCAAGGCATTCGCTAAGACGATCGACCAGGGCCTGCTGGCGCAGAACTATGGTGTCGACTGGTTCCGCAACGGCACCGTTCCCGCCGGTATGCTCACGTCCGATCAGCGTGTCAATTCGGATGACGCCGATACTATTGCAGCCCGCTGGCGGCGAAGTGCGGCAGGACGCGGAACGCCGGTAGTCGGACAGGGCCTCGTCTACAAGGCGATCAGTGTGCCGCCGGAGGAATCGCAATTCCTTCAGACCATCAAGGCCACGGCAACGCAGATCGCTGCCGTCTACCACCTCCCGGCGGAGCTGATCGGCGGCGAAACTGGGAAGTCTATGACGTATACCAATGTCGATGGATACCCCATTACCGTGGCGCGCTTCGCGCTCATGGACTACGTGTGTCGCATCGAGGCGGCACTGACGCGCTATCTGCCGCGCCCGCAGTCGGCACGCTTCGATATGGACCAGTTCCAGCGTCCCGACATGCTGGCTCGCGTCCAGGCCTACGACCTGGCCCTGAAGGACCAGTGGATGACCGTGGACGAGGTGCGCCAGAACGAGAACCTCAAGCCCTTCGGCGGTACCAAGGGTGGAGTTCTTCAGCCGCAGTTGCCGCAGGGGCAGCACGCTGGCTTCCCGACCCAGGGAAGTGGCCCCGGCGGCAGGCCGCACACCGATCCCGCGCCGATGAATGACACGCCGAATGATGGTGTCGGCAAGGGTGGCCCGAATCCGGAGCCGAAGAACAACGGCGCCGGTAACGGTGCTGTGGATTCACACTCGCTGAGCAATGGCAACGGGCATGCGAAGGAGCTGGACCCGAGGCGCCTGAAGCTGGCCCTTATCGAACGCGAGAATGGGTGGAATTAACGTGGCCGGTGATCCGAAGAAACCATACGGCGATGTGCCCTATGCCGATCCCGGTTACCAGCCGGACGGGATTAGTCGGTACCCCCTTACTAAAGAACACATCCACGCCGCCTTGTCCTACATTGCCAAGGGCTCCAGCAAGGACAAATACTCGCCTGGCGATTACGCCAAGGTGAAGGCGAAGATTCATGCAGCAGCTAAAAAGTTTGGCATAGACGTTTCAGACTCCGGGCAGAACAGCTGGTCGGGCGACAATAAGAAGGAGGGGGCTATGAGCCTCGTCGAGCGGCGCTATACGCCCGGGGTGCTGACGCTTCGCGGAGAGGCCAGCCAGGAGGGTAAGCGGAAGGCAATCGGCGGATACGCCGCTGTCTTCGGCAAGCTTTCTCGTAACCTCGGCGGCTTTGTGGAGGAGCTGAACAACAGCGTCTTCAACCGTGCTGCGAATGATGGCTGGAACGATGCCATCTGCCGCTACAACCATGACGACATGGCACTTCTGGGCACTGTGCAGAGCGGCCACCTTCGGCTCCAGCTCGACAAGACCGGCCTCATCTACGAGGTGGACCCGCCCCAGTCGCGCGCCGACGTGCTGGAGCTGGTGGAGCGCGGCGATATCACCAAGTCGTCCTTTGCTTTCCGCACCGTGGAAGATGACTGGTCGCAGACCGACCAGGGATACCCCAAGCGCACCCTGCTCTCGGTGGAACTCGTCGATGTGTCGCCGGTCGTTTCCCCGGCTTACGTTGACAGCAGCGTTGGTCTGCGAAGCCTGGCTAGTTTCAAGGATGCCGAGTACGATGAGGTCAAGATCCTCGCCGAGCAGGACGAGCTGCGTAAGCTCTTTGTTCGTACCGATGGTCCCCCGGCCCCGCCGCCCAAGAAGATCATGACGGGGGCGAGTGCTCTTGCGGCGATTATCGCGCGAGACCGCGACCCGTACGACAAGGACTAACAGCATGGCCCGACAGGAATCGCATCCATCGGGATAGGACGAACGAAGTACCGACCGTCATTCGGCAGGAATCGCATCCACCGGAAATCGGTCGTGGAAATCGTCAGCGGGCAGGCATCGCATCCACCCGCATATCCAGTACAGCAGAATGGGTGGAATCGCTATGCCTAGCGACCTGCTGGTCATGCTGCGCAATCAGCGCCTCAATGTGGCGTCCAAGATGCGCGAGCTCGCCGACCATGCTTCCGATGAGGGAAATCGTCAGTTCACCGGCGAGGAGCAGAACTCCTGGGAGTCTCTGAATTCCGAGCTGGACCGTTATGACCAGCGCATCAAGGCCACCATGGAGGGCGAGCGCCGCGCCAAGGAGGCCGAGGCCGAGTTCGAGCGCCTCAACGGCAAGCCGGTCGACACCGAGAAGCGCCAGGACACCGAGGGTCGCGAGATCCCCAAGAACCACGTGGTGGCTCCGCAGACGACTGAGCTGCGGAACTTCCTCCAGGGCAAGGGCGAGCGTATTTACGAGCTCCCGGCCTCGCGTCAGATCGCGGACATCGTCGAAGGACGTGCCCTGACCGTCGGTTCGCTGACCGCCGGTGGCGACCTCGTTCCGACCGACTTCTACAACCGGCTCGTCGAGCACCTGATCCAGGTGTCGGCCATCCTCCAGGCCAAGCCGACGATCCTCAACACCGCCGCCGGTGAGGCAATCCAGATCCCGAAGACCACCAGCCACTCCACTGGTGTGCTGGTCGCTGAGAACACGGCCATCACCGAGTCGGACCCGGTGTTCGGTCAGGTCACTCTCGGTGCCTACAAGTACGGTGTGCTGGTCCCGATCAGCCGCGAGCTCATCGCGGACTCGGGTGTCGACCTGGAGGGCTACCTGGCGCGCGAGTGCGGCCGTGCCCTCGGCAACGCCATGGGAACGCACTTCATCCTCGGCACCGGCAGCAGCCAGCCGACCGGCGTCATCACCGGCGCCACCCTCGGGGTGACCGGCGGTACCGGCGTCGTGGGTGTCCCCACCGCCGACAACCTGATCGACATGTACTACTCGGTGATTCCGCAGTACCGCAACTCGCCGTCCTGTGCGTGGATGATGGCCGACACCACCGTGGCTACCGTCCGCAAGCTCAAGGACACCCAGAACCGGTACCTGTGGGAGCCCAGCCTCCAGCTCGGCGTTCCGGACTCGTTCCTCGGAAAGCCCGTCATCACGGACTACAACGTGGCGGCTACCGGTCTCGGGGCGAAGAGCATCCTCTTCGGTGACTTCTCGACCTACTTCATTCGCTTCGCCGGTGGCGCGCGATTCGAGCGCAGTGACGAGTACGCATTCAACACCGACATGGTGACCTTCCGTGCACTCATGCGTGCGGATGGAAACCTGGTCGATCGTACGGGAAGCGTCAAGTACTTCGCCGGTGGCGCCACCTGATATTGGATTCTAGTTATGGAATCCAGTATTGCTTCACCGAGGTAGGTATTGATTACAACGAGGTGGTCGTGCTCAGGCGGGCGCGGCCACCTCGTTGCCGAATAGCACAAGGAGATGCAAATGAAGGTTCTGATGCTTCAGGACATGTCCGGAAGCCACGACGGGAAGCCGTACCTGTCGCGCGGTGAGGTTGATGACCTCGACGATGCACACGGCCAGGCTCTGGTTGATTCTGGTGCGGCTGTGGTGTGGGACGGCAAGGACAGCAAGGCTCTGGTCGATGCTGTGGCGTTTGCGAAGAAGGCGCGTGAGGAGGCGGAGGCGGCGGCGAAGGATGCTGCGGACGCTCAGTCGCTCGCGGACGCGAAGGCGCATGATGCCGCCGTGGCGGGTATTAAGGCGAATATCGCTGAGGCTAACGCGCTGTCGGTCCGGCGCGGTACGGCGGATTTGTCGGTGGGCGCGCAGGCGGATGCTGAGGTGGCGGCGGCTACCGCTCCTGTGGATGCGGCGAAGTAAGAGCGAATAGCGACTCCGGCGGATCTCGTTTCACCGGGGTCCGCCGGATCGATTAAGGACGACATCATGCTGGTGAAAATGAAGGCGGACATCTCTGGGTCGCGCGATGGGAAGCCGTGGCCGCGCCCTGGCTTCACTCTCGATGTGCCCGATTGGGAGGCTCGTGAGCTGATTGATCAGGGTATGGCCGAACCGGCTCCGGCGGTGGCTCCGGTTGAGGCTGCGGTGGTGTCGACGGAGCCTGCGTCGGTGACGGTGAGTGCGGGTGTGACGAAGGCGAGTATGCAGGCGGCGACGGTGCCGACGCGCCCGGCTCCGGT